TGCTTGGGCTTTGCCGGGGTAGTGACGGGATTTGGTTTTGCGGGCTCTGGCGGGGCCTGCACGAATGTGGTGTTGGCCTTCTTTGCCAGAGCAATGATCGCTTCGACCTCTTCAGGCTTCACCAGCGACTTGTTGAGGCCGTCGCCAGCGTAATAGGACTGGCCGCGCTTCACATCGCGTTGCCCGCCCTTGGTATCGGCTAGGACGGGCAAGGACGCCCATTCCTGCGCCAGCAGCTTGCCGAACGCCGTCGCAGACAACTTGCCCGCCATATAGCTGTCATAGCCCCTGCGCTTGAGCAGGTGCAGGCCGAGGCGATCCTGTAGGTTGGCGTCGAAGGTCTGCGAACCGCGAAGGCCCAGTTCCTTTTTCAGCCCCTTGAGGGTCGCGTTCATGAACTGGTAGCGGCCAGCAGCAGACGACTTGTGCGACCGCGTCCAGCTCGGGCCGGATGCAATCACCTCGTCCAGCGTCATCGAAGTGAGTGGCTTGGGAAGCGTGTTCTGCTTGTTGGCGTAGATCGTGCCGTAGCCCTTGGGAGCTTCAATGTCGCCAATGAAGTCAAGGAGGATCGCCGCGCCGGGGGGCACGTTCTTGTCCATGTCAATTCCTTTGTTAATAGATGGAAGTCCGCGCTTGTATTATGCGTGGCGCTGCGCCAAGATTCCCGAATGACCAGAGAAAACCTAAGCGGCCAGACTTTCGGCAAATGGACTGCGTTGAGCTTTTCGCACTACGACAACGCCACCTTCTGGCTATGTCGCTGCGAATGCGGGACGGAACGGGCGGTGCGGGCGGGGAACCTGAAAAAGGGGATAACCACCAACTGCGGATGCTTGCGGGAACATATCGTTACCCATGGGCATGCGAGCCGTTCCGTCAGGACGCGGACCTATCGCATTTGGAAGAACATGCATTCCAGGGTGAAGCCTGAGTACAAGCAGGCGAAAGACTATTTCGAAAGAGGCATCACCATCTGCGCCCGATGGGGGAGCTACGCGAATTTCCTTGCGGACATGGGCGAGTGCCCCGATGGGCTCTCAATCGACCGCAAGAACAATGACGGCTATTACGAGCCGGGGAACTGTCGCTGGGCGAATTCTGGTGTTCAGCGCCGCAATTCGCGACGGGTGGTGTTTGTGGACTTCAACGGGGCTCAGATGCATGTGAAAGACGCCGCCGCCCATATCGGCGTGACGGACAGCGCAATCTACAACGAGCGCAAGCGCAACGGCGGGTCCATTCAGGATGCGTTCGATAGGATCATGCGCAGGTGCTGACAATCAGCCCCTTGTACATGGTTGGGTATCCTATCGATTTTGTGGGGGGTGGAAGGCCGGGGTTGCGCCGGGTTGACCTTGGGTCGGCTATCAAGCAAAAGAACCCTTTTGCCGGAGATTTACAGTGGACGTATTGCGGCTCCCCACGTGGGCAACTCCACACGAAGCCTTAATGGCAGAAACATTCAGCTCGCCAACTCGCGGAAACGGAGAACGACAGCCGGTAGTTTTCATGGGCTTCGTAAACCGATCAGGCTCCAACCATTTCGGTGAACTGCTGGAGACTACGGGACGGCTCACACATTTCACCGAGGCCCTGACAACCGATGTTATATCCCTGCGCGCCAAACGGGGGCAGACCGTCGCTCAGTATTTTTCAGATGAGCAACGGCGGCTAGGCGGGGTCGGGTACGGGCTGAAAGTGTCCGGCATACAGTTGATCTATCTTCATCATTCCGGGGCTCTTTCCGAGATAGATGGAAAGCTGATCTCTATCCTTCGCCGCGACAGGATCGCCCAAGCGGTGTCTTTCTACTTGGCCGGTCAAAGCGGCCATTGGCACGAAAGAAGCGCCGATGACGTGCCTTATGACGCAAACTCTATCCTGCTGTGCTTGAACGGCATTCTGGATATGGAAAGGTGGCTTGAAATTGCGATAGCCCTGACGGGCTATGCCGACCACAGGGTCTATTACGAGACCTCGTGGCCAAGCCGGTCGATGTAGTCCGCGCTACCATGAAGCACTTGGGTTTCGGACCTGTGCGCCCGCGACTGCACAGGCTGCACAAGTTCCAAAAGCAGGCGGGCGACTTAAGCCGTCGCTATGCCGACCGCTTTCGGAACGACCTCGCTAACTGCAATGTTGAGTGGGTCGGGCCACCCGCCGAACCGCTATCTGCTAGCTGGGCGCGGAAGTTGGCGGTTCGGTAGACTTCTTGTCTGCATCGAGCTTCATCGCCTGTTCTTGCAGTGACTGGATGATAGGGGCGGAAACTTTGAATGGGAGTTCCGACAACGCAGCCAGGATGGTCTGAAACTGTGGCTGGCTGATATGAAAGTTCTTTTCCATGGGATCAATCAATCTGCTTTGGCGTGCCGCCGTTGGTGATTAGGTAGACATGGGTGCCGTTGAAGGTGAAGTATGTGTTGCTTCCCCATCCGCCCAGGTAAAGGAACTCGTTTGTTGGCAAAGATACACCACCAGACGACCGGAAACTGTTAGCTGCGACAAGCCCGGGCTGAACTAGAAGCTCAGTGACACCTGTGAGCACGGCACGCCACTCTGGAGAGCCGCCGCCAGTGCCTTCGACATAACAGGTTCCCAGGAGATTGCTCCATAGTTGGAACCCACCCACATCAGCAGTTGACGATACCCCCCAGTAAATCCGGTGAGCACTTGCCAATTTGATGGCGGCTTTGTTTGTGCCGAAGTCGGCCAAGCCATAATCTAGCCCACCGAGGAACTTGCCGACGACCACATGGTCCGCATTGAGAGCCTTTGATCCTTCCGACTTGTGGATCGAACCCAGCCAGACAACACCTCGATCGCCCGTATCGTTTGAACGATGAAATGAGCGGACGTCCGAGATCACCGCAACGTCGAACCCTTGGTCGAAGAACGCCATTTCGCGGGATTGCATGTAACAGCCATCCACGCCGGCAGTTGCATCGCCGCCATCGATACCCACGGTCTGGGTTTCAAAGAAATGCGTCTGCCCTGGCAAAGGCGTATACCCCGGATACAGCCGCACATGCTCGATGTAGTGGTCGCCGGGGCCTGCTGCGAGATATTCAGTATGCCGGAGCGCGTTGTTCGTCCGAGCCGCCTTGATGACGCGCGTGCCGACCGGATGGGCGCCGACCATGCTCGTCGTAAAGGCGATGGTATAGGTGGTGGTATAAGCGACAATCTTGCGCTCAAGATAGACGCCAGCTGCGTCAACAAACGCAATCTCGTCGCCCGCAACAATGCCATCGGAAAAGTTTACCGCCACCTGGGCAGTGCCGATGACAGTGATGCCCGTAAGGCGGCACACGTGTCCTGACGAACCACCATAGACCGACATCCAAACCCACTCGGGCGTCGTCGTTGGCTCGAAGTAACGCTGATCCAGAGACTGTCCGATGTCCTCGCCAAGGATGATATAGCGAGGCTCGACCATGGAATTGTCGCCGTCCCACAAATCAGGCTGACCGCCGCCTGAAGCGGGCGTCACGGGTTCTTCGAAATAAGTGAAGTTGCCCGGCGCGTATTCACCAAGAGACGTGCGAATAGTGCCAGGCCCAACGAACTTCTTACCGCCAAGGCCGAGCAGCCCGTTTGGTGTTGATGTGTAAAAAGTGCCCACACCAAGGTATATTTCTGGCGAAGCAGACGCCAGCGCAGATGAGAACGCAGTTACGTTGTCAGTCGCATCGTCCCCAACACCCCCGAGAGATTCAAGACTGACTTGTCGCGAGAAGGACCACGCTGCCCCGGCGTCCGATACGACAATGTCGCCCTTGTCACCGTCTGACACTCCAGCGCCGGAATAGGTAACAATGGGGTTCTGGGGGTCGGTATCGTCAACGGTAATGCCGCTTGCCCCCGTCAGGGACTGAACCGCACTATCAGCAGTGGCTCCTTGCGCTGCTGATGCAAATCTGGCGTCGCCAAGCGCATGGATAGCCTGCTTGGTTGTAAGCGGGGTCATGGCTTTAGTGGCCTGGACACCGGCTTCCGCTTCTGCCTGCGAGGCAACAGGGCGCCCCGCATTAACGAGAGCCTCAATTGTAGCGCCGCCAACCGTTGACCCATTATCAACCGGCACCTTTTCTGATGCAACAGGGCTGGCACGGTTGGGCAATGCGGATGGGCGAATGATATCACCGGCCATAGGGGGGCTCCATGAATAGGCAAAAACCGCCAAGGTAGCGGCGTGGATGGCTCGCGCGGACAGTCATGTTTTGATAATGACCGGATAGGCTATGTTCTTGGGCCGGGTCTCTGCCCCACCCGTCGCTATCACAGACACAGTTCCAGAGGGCGTGTGCGCCCCGCTACCTGACGTCTGGACATTGAAGGTGTCCGTGACAACATACCCGCCATTGGAGCCAATACCTGACCCGCTAAAGCTCGCCCCTATAGAGTGCGAGTGGTCAGGTACTAGGTCGCCTGCAAACGTTGCCGTATGCTGATGCGACTTGATTTCATCAGCTTGCACAGACCCGATGGTGCGCCCCGAAGATATCGGCCGGACGAAATACCCATTGTCCGCATAAAGGTTGGGCAACGTGAACGTGGTCGAGCCATCGCCGGGACCGTATTGCCCAACGGTCTTGACGCCTTCTGATGCAGCGAGATTGTTGCCGCCCGATACTGCCGCCCATAGGGCTGCATAGGTGGTGCGGGAGACGGCGGCCCCGTTGGCGAAAAGCCAGCCTGTGGGGGCCGTCGCGCTGGAGATCGTGTAAGTCTCCATCACGCCAGGAGGGACGCCGGAAATCGCGGCCAACAGCGCGGTAATCTGAGCCAGTGTCACATAGTCCTGATCGCCAACAGCGTCCCCCGCTCCAGTGACCCGATATCCGTTATAGTCCTGGCTCCCCAGCATGGGGGCGCGGCCATCGCGGAACGCGCGGCGGTTCAGGGCTGCGGCGATATCGTCAATAGCGACATTCACCTGGGGCGCATCCGCCGTTTGCCCCGTTACAGGGATGGGGCTTGCTGGCCGCGTATATACGCCTTGCGAGCTGTCTGACATTAGGGATGCTCCAAACGAAACGCCCCGCTTGTGAGCAGGGCTGGATAGGGCTATTTGTGAGGGATGCAGATTGACCAGAAGCCCGGTGACTACCGAGTGCAGGCCAGTGATGGTTCGTGGCAGACGAGGCTGAACAAGCCCATGGCGCGCATGCTTGGGGTTGTTGGCCTAGTTATGTGCGGCTATTTCGCGTGGGCGGCGTATGCGACGGGTACGGACCCATTCATATTGTTCTGCTTAACCGGCATCGCGTTTTGCGCTGGCGGGGCAATCACCCTATCTCTCAAGAGCCTTAATTGGTGAGCAGCGGTGTTGCAGACGAGCCGATGAGCCCTCGGTTCATCTGACGCGCGAATAGCAACTGGTCGATCATCTCGGGTGACGGCTTGCCCATCAGCATCTCCGCGATGGCTTTGTTCGTGGCTTCCGAGCGGGCGCGGGCGCCCATGTTGGCAGCACCTTGCGGGATCTTCAAAAGCAGGTCCGCAATGCTGGTGGAAGTCTGGCCGAACTGATGCGGCGCGGCCTCTTTCTGGGCAGCAGTGCGGGCGGCGGTTTCGCTGTTCCGCGTTACCGTGTCGAAGGTCTGTGCGTACCGCTGTTCACGCTCTAGGATACCAAGCAGGCCGTCAGCCTTTTCCTTGCCAAACAGGGAAACTAGGCGGTCGCGGTTCCACGAACCATCGCCCTTGAGGGCTGACTTTAGCGCCGTGAGGTTGTTTCCGGTCGTGCCGATGATGCGCTCTATTTCGGCGCGGGCGCCCTGTGTTAGCCGGAATGCTGCCCCGGATGGGCCGACGAGCAAGCCTTCCGGCTGCGCACCTTGGGCCATCATATCGGCGGCTTCTGCTGGACGTGGGGCCGTGCGACCGCCTTCAAGCATTTGCTGGCCCGCATCAACGGCCTTGTTCTGGCGAGCCAGTTCGGCAAACTGCGCATCTACTTCCTTAATTCCCGGAACGGACGAGGCGAGCATATCGTCCACCTCGCGACGGGCTCGGCCCAAGACACCGAGGACGCTAGTGTTTGCCTCCGCATCCATCATGCCATCGATAGCCTTGCGGGTGGCAAGCAGAGTTTCCGGGTCAGCGCTTAACGTGCCGGCATTCCCGGTTTCATCGAGCATCTGCCGAACCTTCTGCGCTGCCGTCTGTGCAGGACCTCGGTCACGGAAAGCTACATCATCTAGCCATGAGGCAAGCGATGTAGTGTCCACCGGCTGGGCGTCCTGCAATACCTGCCGATAGGCGGGGTCAAGTGCGTCCTGACCAGCGCGAATATCAGACTGCAAGTAAGATGGGACCGGAGCCTCACCCAGCGTAGCGTCTACATCTCCCTGAATGCGCGAATTAGCCCCCTGCGAGCGCTTCACCAGTGCCTCGCGAAGGATCGACTGCCCCTCACCCGGCAGCGAGGCAATGGCGCCCGCCTGGCGCTGCATGTTCGGCCCAAGGTCAGCCAGCACTGCATCAGGGCCAATCTCATCAATCTGGCTCATGATATCGGAAGGGTCGATGCCTTCACGCTCAAGGTTGCGACCGACATTCCGGGTCGCAGTATCAACTTTCTGCCCCGTGAGCATGCGGATAAATGGAGAAACCGCGCGCTCAACAAGCGGGGAACCAGCGCCTATGGAAAAACCGAGAGATGTCTGACGCGCCACATCAAGCGGCTCAGCGCCTCGTGCAACAGCATCCGTCCCAGCTATTCCGCTACCAGATAGCCCGCCGAATAGCATCCGCTGCCACATCGGCCCCGTGAGGCCCAACGCCTGTTCCCCGAGTTTGGTGGTGCCTAGAGACATCAGCGGCCCGACAGAGCCCGCCACGGTGCCTGCTGCGGTCGCAATGGGATTGTCAGCCGCATCTTGTGCGCGGAGTTCCTGCCCCTGCTCAAGCATAGCCTCTGGGCTTTCGCCGGTGATCATGGAGGCAATCTGCGAACCCGTTGCATCGGCGGCGCGTGTCACCAGTGGGCCAGCAACGGGAATGTTCTGGCCGAAGGCATTGGCAAATGCGTTCATCGCATCGCCGCCCGGAATGATGGACTTGTAGCTGTAGTCCGGGTTGCTCGGATGCTTCGTGCCCGGAATAGGCAGGTCGCGCATAGGGTCAAAGCCGGGGTCGGCGTTTACCGGCGCGGTTGCGCCCTGCTGGCCCTTCATCTGGCGATAGGCATTGGCAAGGGCGCGAGCGTCCTCGACATTGCCGGCCGCATCGGCCTTGCGCAGTGCTTCCGCGATTTGCTCAAGAGTGGCCATTAGGGCGTCCCGTATTTCTGCAGGAGAGCGTCGATGTCCGTAGGGGCGGCCGGCGAGGTTTCAGTCGTACCTTCGCCCAGCCCACGAAGCGATTCTTCACGAGCCTTTGCAATCAGTTCGGGATTACCCGAAGCCGCAGCAACGGCGCTGACAAAGATGTTCAGGCGCCGCTTCTTGTCCGCAATCGTACCTGGCTTATCGCCAAGCTGAGGCGTGAGGTTGCGAATCTGGTTCTCAGTTTCGCCGGGGTTGGCGCTTGCGCCAGACACACTGTAGAGAATGTTGGCGACGGACGACGACACGGCGTTAGCCGCTTGCTGGTATTCTTCCGACTGCCACGCGTTCCCGAGCCCTCCGGGGATCATGCTGAGAAGCTGCCCGCCGGGATCGGCCAACGCATCAAAACTGTCGTTGATGGTCTTCAAATCGCTGGTCAGCACCGTCCCCAGCATTTCATTCCGCTGCTGAGCTTCGGTCGATGGCTTCTTGGTGTTCGGGATGAGTTGACCCGGCCCTGCCATCCCATTTGCTGGCTGTGCCGCCGGGGCACTGAACACGGAAGGATTGGCCTGCGACTGCCCCTGAGGCATCTGCGCCGGGGCCGGCGGCTGTGCATTCGGCAACAGCGTGTCGGCCGGGGCAGCGTTGGGGATGGATGGCTGGCTAGGTGCTGCGCCACTGGGGGGCACGAGCCAAGCCGGCAACTGAGGTGCAACAGGCACGAGCATCATGCCGTTTTCAGTCTGCACCATCTGCGGCTTCGGCTGCGCAATGATGCTGTAGGCCGTGGCGTATTCCGTGGAGCTTGGGTCGGCGCTTTGCAGAATGTTCCACGCTTGGGCATCCAGCCCTGTTCCCTCGAACAAGCTAGGAGTGCTACCCCCCTCAATGGGCTTAATCTCGCCCGTCGCTTGATTGTAGAGCGTGTTGTCATCCAGTTTCGCCCACTGCTCGGTAGGCGTTTCAAGCGCCCTCTGCGCCGTCTGGATTTGCAACTGACGCAGCGGATCGTTTGCCTGAGACTGCTGCTGCATCTGCTCGCTAATCATCGTATTGATGATGCTCTTCTGGCTATCGTTCAGCCATGGGTTTGCAGCGGCTTCCATGAGCATCTGAAGGGATGGACCCTGCGCGGACTGAACGGGCGCCGGAGCGGCTGGCTGAGGGGCAGGAGCGGGCATTGGCGCTGCTTGCGCGGTCTGGGGCGCAGCAAGAGGCGGCAACTGTGCAGGCAGACCCATAGACGGATCGAGGCTGGCAACCTGAACGGGGGCGCTCCCGCCAGTGTATCGCGCCACCCGCTCGTCAAGGTGCTGCTGAGCAGGGCGAAGAAAATCCCGCGCGATAGCCGCCGCCGCCGAACCAGCATCAGGCGCGGCAAAGATGGACTGAGCAGCCCGAGCCTCCGGCCCCTGCAATTCGCTCACCATGAAATCGAGCTGGGCATTCACATCGGACGGGTCAACGCCGCGTTCAGCCGCATACTGTTCATAGGCCACACGGCGCGGGCCGGTGAGCTGATAGAGGCCATAGCCGCCACGCGAGCCGGGAACGGTCGGGTTCTGCTCATTGATGCCAGGATTGAGCCCGCTTTCATCCTGAAAATTCATCAGGAAGCCGTCAGCAACGTGTTCGGGCAGGCCGCGTTCGATCAGCCCGGCGCGGATCGATGCTGCATCGGCGGTAGAAGGTACGCTGGGGCTGCTGCCGTAGCCGCTGGACGGCGTTTGCCCTCCCTGCCCCGTCAGCATGGCCGTCAAAGCTCCAAACGTGCTGTTGGCGCTGTCGCGGCCCACGGTTTCAGCTTCGCGGGCGCGCCCACCCTCGACATTGGCAACGATCCCGTCACCGATGGCCGAAAAGCCCTCACCGAAGTTTGTCGGGGTGCGCTGCACCCCCATGATTTGCGCCACCAGTGCGCGCTTCTGAGCAATGCTCTGAGGGGTTTCGCCCTTGCTGGTATCGAATGCGAAGGAAAGCATGTTCTACGTCCCCATCAATGCGAGACCGTAGTCCACGCGGCGCAGGCCATCCTTGCCCCGCTTGACGGCGGCGGGGACTTCGCGCTGAACTTCCGATGCCATGAGCCCGGTATGCTTGGGAGTGCCCTTCGGCTCTCCTTTGTAATTGAAACTCCAAAGCCCCATGTCGCCCTTGACATCCCCGTGGCGTTTTTTGTTCTTTTTGGCGTTGTCGTCGGAAAGTCCGATCAGTTTGCCGCCAAGCCCCATCAGCCCGCCAACGGTGCTATTCCACTGGCCCATCTGCTGATTGTAGGCGCCCATCTTGTTGGAATAGTCTTGATTGATGAGGCCTGCCGTGTCGGTGGTCGGGATCGTGCTTTGTGGGGCGTTGACGTAGTTTGGTTGCGATACTTGGGAGCCCGACAATAGCGCCGAAAGCTCGTTTATGGACTGGTTGCGCCCGGCCAACTGCTCGTTAAAGGCCATGCCGCGACCTGACAGGGCCAGGTTGTTTCGGGCGTCGTTTTCGGCATTCGTGAGGCGCGACATTTCGGTATTCCATGCCGCGCTGCCTTCTCGGATGCCCTTGTTGGCAAGGGTCGTGCGGAGGCTCGCCTCGCGCTGCTCAAGTTCCGGGTTTAGGCGACTAGCCCCGATATCGTATGCCCAGTCTGCGGCGTCCTGGTTATTGAATGAGAACGGATCGGAAAGACCCGTCCTCGCATTGCCGATAAGCTGGTTTGCGGTTTGCCCAAGCCCGAGCTGCGCCGAATCCGTCTGATCCTTGATCGCCTGATTGTTGGCCGAAAGGGTCTGCGTGGCTGACCTTTTCGGTATTTTGTAGGTTACTCCGGTATAGGGATCTGTGAAATCTTCGTACCCGGTCGTCTGGTAGGTCAAGGAGCCATCAGGAGTGTATTGGTCAACACTATTGAGACCCGCATTCGCCACAGCCGTGGCAACATTTGTCCCGGTGGAGGCCGATGCGGTCTCTTTTGGATCGGGTGCTTGCGGCGCAGATGGTTTCCCCAAGGCACTGACTCCTATTCTAGCCAAACCCATGTTTTGCGGGCCTGAATTGCATTGATGTATGATTTCTGGACGCCGTAGCGCTCTGCCATCTCTTGGCGGTGAACCTTGCCTTTCGCTGCTCTAATGGCGCGAATATCGGCTTCGGTTAGTTTCGCCTTCCAGCATCGCGGGCCACGAATGCGCGTCCCATGAGCTATTTTATCAGTCTCATTGTCAGCGCGGGTTGCCCATCGCAAATGGCGCTTGTTGCAGCAACCTAGATGCCCGTTCCCGCACTTGTGCGCCGCCTGATGCTTTGGTGTCGGCGGCTCACCATGAGCCTTTTGACAAATCACGCGGTGAACCCCGACCGGCCTGATTTTCCCATCAACCTTCATCGAAATCTGCCCGTAGCCATGCCTGTCATTGGACAGCGGCCATATCACGCAGTCATCAGTTTCCGTTGCTAGCATCTGGTCTAGAACGACCCAAGCCTCCCCATTGGAGGCCCGTTTGTGGGTGAAAGGGTCGCCATACTTTTTCCAGCGCCTATAGTGCGTATTGCACCAGCCGTGCGCTATCGCGACCTTGCCGCAATTTTCAATCGTGCATATACGGGAGATAGCCATCTCACACCTTCCACGTGTTGAGTTCGGTTAGGGCTGGTCTGGTGCTTCGAACCACCAAATCAGCCCGTTTTTTGTACCATATCTCCGCTGTGAAAGCGACTATTCCGCCAAGTATCATCGGCCAACGTGCAGATGAATTCTGCCTCGCCCCTGCCCCTTAGCCTTGGGATTTTCACCACCTCAAATCCGTAAGCCTGAGCCATGCGGATCATCGGCTTGTTGTGTTCGGACACCCGCAACACACAAAGCTGGCAACCGAACCGATCAAACGGCAGCGAGAACATGGCCTTGAGTACCGGCCGAGTAAGCCAGCGTTTGGTGAGGCTCGCCGCACTCAGTTCGATCACCCCGGCGTCAGGGTAGTGGTTATGGTAGAGGACGCCCGCGACCAGCGTGTCATCCTCGAATATACCCAGCGAGCAATAGTCGCGTATCTGGTCAGGCTTGCCCCAAATCTCGATAGAGACGAAATCTCCGATAGCAGAATTGAGGCCCGGCGAAGATCGCGGCCCAGCCTCCACCACCTTCACGTTACCGGGTCTCCAACGGTGAACAGCACGTCAGTGCGGATTACCTCGCAGTCCAAGGGCACAATCGCGCCGCTGGTGATCTGAATACCCGCCGAGACGACTTCGCCGGTCCCGAACTGATTGCGCCAGTTCTGCTGCACGTCCTTTGCCGAAGTGCTGCCCCAATTGAATTGACCCCAGACTGAGCCGGGGTCACCCCAAACACCAGGGGCACTAACGGTTGTTGCAGCAGGCGCGGCAGGCAGGCGCACCGTGTAATCAGTGTGCGTGGTCATCTGCTCACGAACCACATAAGGCCCGCGAAGCACCGCCCGCACCATCGAGACCGTCTTGTGCCCTGGAATGTCCAGTTGATCAAAGCTCGGCAGATACGTGGCAGTGTAGGGCTCGCCATCGTCCAGCCCGGTCACATTGGCCTCATAGACCCGGCCCAGCGTGTCGCCAATGAACAGGCGGTCATTGAACACATGCAGACAGGTGGAACCCCAATTGGTAAACCACGCCCACTTCCGGGTGCGCGAATTCATCACCAGCATCGCCGGGGGCTGGCTATCGACGGTCGGCAGGCCAACCACCACCATTTGCTTGGCGGTCCACAGGGCGCAATGCCAAGGGGTGCCAGCGCGGGCAAGCACCTGTTCAGGCCATAGAGCCTCAATCGGCGCGGAAAGGCTGTTGCTGCCCAGCTCGCTATATTCGGTGCGCAATGCCTCCGAGAGCGGCACAAAGGCTATGTCCGATGCCAGGGCGATATCGCCGCCGACCTTGACATGGGCCTTCGCGCCCATGGGCTTTCCGGTCTGATAGACGCCGACAATTCCCCAATCATTTGCATCGGCAGGGTTAGCGCCCTGATAGACAGCCGCCTCACCTTCGGAGGTAATGAAGGCATTGAGGGCGTTCAGCCCGTCGCCTACGTCCTGCGACCAGGTGGCGCCGAATATCAGGTGCCCGCCCTTGCCGAATACGCCGCCAAGCGGCAGCAGCGTCAATTCACCCGCGATGCTGTCAACCGGCAAATACCAGACATCAAGGCTGTCCTTTTGCACAAACCAGATGCGGTTCTTGTAGACCCACACATAGGACAAGTCGGCTGTCGTCAAACCCGGTGTCCCGGCAAAGGTAACATTGGTTCCGGGCACAATGGCTGTGACACCGTTCGCCAGCGCCGCGCCGCCTGCAGCATCGGTTATGGCCTCGTTGTCAACGAATGTGCCTGTAATATCCTTCAGCCAGAGAACGCCGGCAACTGCCGGGGCGAGTGGATCGGTGGGCACAACCTTGACGATTGTCGCCGTGGCGGCCGATGTACCGCCCGTTAGCGTGTCGCCCTCGGTGAATGCTACCGTGCCGCCGTCATAGTCCAGTAGATAGACCCCGCCGCTGACCTGGGGATAGAACGTAGTCCCGTCATAAACGAAACTGTCATCGGCGCCGTTGACGCCAACAAGGTACGTGCCGCCGGCCGTGGCGAACTGCACTACGACCCAATCGCCGCCGGTCAGGCCGGTCATGGTCTCTAGGCCGCCCGTAGAGGTCCAGCCGATCTCATCGCCGCCCTCGGTGCCCAGGCTGTCACCATCTTCCGTGCCGAGGATGGAATTCGTCGCCTCAAGCACGGTCGTCAGGTTGTAGATCGTGTTTTCGTTGGCGCCGAAGAATTCCCGCTGGTTGCCCAGCACGTAGGAAAACAGCGAGGTAACGGCCAAGTCGCCCGCGCCGAGCGTTGCGTAAATCTGCTTGCCGCGACGAATGACCGCCCCAGTGGCCGTGGGGAACCAGTTTTCCAGCACTGCTGCCGAGCCAGGAACAGCAACGGCAAGGTTGTTCATTGCCATCAGGCCAAGCGTTGGGCCGGGGAATGAATAGGCGCTGTAGCTCTTGGGTTTCTGCGCCGTCTGGCGGGCGACCTTGCGGCCTTCACGGACCATCGTCATCCTTTGCACCCCGCCGTCTTTGTGGTACAAAAAACGAACGCGCCTGATGCTGGAAACATCACGGCGCGCTCTAACCAAGCCAACCTTTCAAGGAGGTCGAAATGGCTGAGAAATCCATATGCTCGATTGCAGGCTGCGACAAGCACACCTTGGCGCGGGGATGGTGCCGGTTGCACTACTACCGATGGTACAACAAAGGCGATCCGGCTTACAAGAAGCCGGTCAAAATCTGCGCAGCTAAAGGCTGCGGGAGACCGTCCTATTCTTTGGGTTTCTGCCCGGCCCACTACGAGCGCTTTCGTCGCCATGGCACTCCTGAAGGTGGGCGCGTTTCTAATGGCGTCCCGGCAGAATGGATATTCAGCACGGCCCTGCCATACATGGGAACCGAATGCCTCGAATGGCCCTTCGCCAAGTACCAGAACGGATACGGGCTGGTACGGCATGACGGCAGGAACACCGTTGCGTCTAGGTTCATTTGCATGCTCGCGCACGGCGAGCCACCAACCGAGTTCCATGAGGCCGCGCATACTTGCGGCAAAGGCCATCTTGGGTGCGTGAACCCTAGGCACTTGTCGTGGAAGACGAAGATTGAGAACGAAGCTGACAAAAAGGTTCATGGTACGCGATGACCAGAGTCGAAACGAGCTTCGTCAACGATGGCACTTTCGTACTCCGCCAAGTAGTCACTGAAGTCAGCGCCGATATGGCGTTTCATGCGCCAGACCGTGCCCATCTCAAGCAGGCGCTCGGGAAACAGAGTGCTTTCGGTATCGGCTGCAAACGTGGTGCCATAGACCGAAGTCCAGCCGGTGCCGATATAGTTGACCACGACCTGAACGCCTTCAGCCAGGAAGGGATAGAAGCCGATGGTCTGGCCTACGGGCAGGTAGTAGCGCGGATCACCAACAACAGGCGTCAGCGAGTTCCATTCGTCCGCAGTGATGCCGCCGCGTACGGCGTCACCGTCAAACGTGACAGCCCAACCCTCAACCATACGGGCATAGTCGGACGGCAGAGACAGCAGTGCGGCAAAGCCGGTGCCCTCGATCTGCTGAGACTTGCGCATCCGAGCCCAATCGACGCGACGGGCAAGCTCCTGCCCCGTCTCATTGGCAAATTGCAGCAGCTTCACCGTATCGGCGTCGGTGTTGCCCACCACGGAATCTGGCGGGACAATGCCCACGTTCTTGGCGACGTTCTGAATGGCTGTCTTGAGGGTCAATAGATCATCCCCCCTACTCGCACCGCCTGATTGCCATAGCGGGCGCGGTCATCTTCAATTTTGACCGCCATAAGCTCCGCATCGAGCATGCTCTGGGTGGCCATGGCGACTTCAGGCTGGCGAAGGTGCTTTGCGGCCTCGACGCCGACCGCGTAGAGGTATGCGTTGGGGTATTGTGTCAGCAGCCAGTTCGTGCCGGTTGGGCCGGTGGTGACGGTCGGCAGGGCGGCGTAATAGCGAATGTCTGTCGGCAGAGTGTAATATGGCGAGCGGGCAATGATGCCGGCCCCGATGCGCAGGCGGTTGTCTGTGTCCACCAGCTCGAGAAAGTCTGCCGGCAATGCCGCCTCGTCATCGGTCCAGCTGGGGGTGAATTCATCGATCTGCCACATGGTGCGCAGGCGACGGTTCAGGGCGATTTCCGCCCGGCGGGTCAATCCGCCCATCATGTCGGAGATGTTGCGGTTCGAAACCAGATCGCCTACGGCGATGCGCAGTTCAAGGAAGTCTTGCATTTTTACCTCTGGTCTAGGTGTCCCCACGTCCGCCCCGACAGCACCGCGTTTATGGTGCTGCGGTGCACTCCGTGGAGGGCAGCAAGTTTCCGCTCGGAAAGATTGCTCAGCCGTATAAGCCGAACTGCATGTTCAGTAAGGCGGGCAACGCCGCTATTTTCGCCTTTGGCAACGCGACCCTTGCGGACAGCATCATCTGTGTTTTCTTGATGGGTGCCGACGAACAAGTGGTCGGGGTTGACGCAGGAGGGGACATCGCACTTGTGACAGACGACCAAGCCTACCGGGATCGGCCCTTTGTGCATCTCATATGAGACCCGGTGGGCCTTCCTATTTATTCCGGACGCTACGCCAAAATGCCCGTACCCCTTGCCGTCTCGGGAGCCGATCCAAATCCAGCAACCGCTGGTGTCCACAACATACTTGCTGTGGAAGCGGGTCGAAGCCATCGGTCGGGGCGCAAAAACAAGCGGTCCGCCATTTTTACGCCACCGCTCATAATGGGTGTTACACCAGCCACGGGACTTGGCGGGCTTGCTGCAACCTTCAATCGAACATATACGGTGGTCAGCCATCTCGAACCTCCAGTTCGGGCTTTGGTCAGGGCCTCGTGGTGTTACCAGCACCATTTGAGGCCCGAATTTTATAGCAGATTCAGAGGACTAAAGCCACCTAGACTTGGCCTTCTTTTGTCCTCCATGCACTGTTGGAAGAGTCGTTCAGCCACCGGCTGACGAACTTGTCGTCACCCTCGGTATGGGCCTTGAGCAGCCCTGCATTTTCGTCGTGCAGGACGTTCAGGGGGATGGAGGCTATCTTGTGATAGTCGCCCTTCCACGCCTTCTGCGCAGCGTTGCGAACGGCGGTATTTTCGGCAATCGTCGCCGTCACCGGGTAGTCCGTCCGAATGGTGGTTTTCTCACCGTCGAAATAGGACCAGACCGAGCGCCCGGTGGCGGGGTCGAAACTCAGCAGCTCCCAATCGCCGTCCTTGATCGTCATGGCTACTTCACGCGGGACAGCGCGCCGGTTTCGAGGCCGGCCATGGCGTCATCAACCGTGAATTCCATGACCTTGCCGCGACGGTGGCGGATCGGGTCATCCTTGTCAGCCGGGTTCGTCACCCAGATATCGCGATTGATGACCATGGGGATCATTGCAGGGGCAACGCCGCCCTTCTTGCCGTCCTTGTCGTGATCGAGCGGGTCTGCGGGGGTTTCGGCCAGCTTGGCGTCGATTTCGGACTGAATGCGCTCATCGCCCCAGCGCTTGTCGATCTTGATGCCCAATTCTTCGGCCTGCTTGAGCAGGTCGGCGTTCTGTTCAGACATGGTACTCTCCATGAAAAAGGCCCCGCCGACATGGCGAGGCCCCGTTGCGATTGACTAAAGCCAGAGCGGCTTAGGTGCTGCCGATGGTGATGCCGCCATCGAGGTTGGTCTGGCCACGCAGGAACCAACTGGTTCCGTCGCTGCGCAGATCAACGTAGTCGCCCACAGCGGCAATGTTGGCCACGAAGCTGACCAGATCGCCAACGGCCGAATACGGGCCGTCATCAGCCGTATCGACTTCGAGTTCGTTGACGCCGCCCTTGATGATATTGGCGGCGCCAGAGCTTGCGATGGTGTTGGCAGTCGTCGGAGCCGTGCCAATGACGAAGTTGAACGTTGCCCCATCGGCCGGCGCCGGGAGAGTAACGGCAGTGCCGCCGGCCCGGTTGAACACGATGGTCGCGCCATGATCGTACTTGGTCAGGACCAGGGTCGCGGTAGTTGCGGAGATGGACTTGAGCTTGAGGGACATGTCGGTTCTCCTTACGTCGAAGCCGTGAGGCCGAAGAGGTCAGCGGCAATGCCGATGCCCTTTTCGTTCTTCACCTTGAGGGTGCCCTCACCGATGATCACGCCCTTGGCCGCGTCACCAGTCTTGGCCAGGTCTTTGTCCTCCTGGATCTTGCGAAGCCAGAGGAATTCAACCATGTCCGGATCGATGAAGTGAACATTGCGGGCAACCGAGGCGTTGGTGGCCTGCACAAGGTTCGGATGAACCATGATCTTGCCGAACGGGCCTTCGTACACGTCCGCATTGGCGATGATGGTGTTGTTCTTGCCATCCGAAACCGAGTAGCGGAAAGGCGCCACGTTGGTATCGGACATGAAAGTGACGAACACCGACTTGATCCAGGGCGAGCAGAAGGCATGGCGGAATTTTGCCCCCGACTGGTAGCCCTGCTGCATCACCGAATCCATGATGGTCTTGGTGAATGCACGTTGGTCGCCGTTGGTGGCGGCAACAGTCAGGCCAGTAACCGAGCTGTACCCGCCGTTGGCACCGGCACCACCACCACGACTGACGTTGGTTTCAACCCAGGTCGGCAGGCCGCCGAGTTCACGGGTCGAGCCGCCGACAGAGGCGTTGTTGGTGACGAGGGCCAGTTCGACATCCTTGCGGATTTCGATGCCCTTCTTGAGCTTCTGGTACTTGCGCTTCTGGACGCGGCCGGCTTCATCGACAACTTCCTGGGTGTTGGACAGAACCCAAGTCTTGCGCATGATCTGGGTATAGTCACCCATGCGGTCCGGCGGGGTGGTGGCGTCGAAGTCGTATTCGTTACCTTCCGGCACGATGTTCTCTTCGGGCGCGGCAAGCTCGTCAGTTTCCCATTCGGGATGGACCGAGACGGCCTTGCCCTTGGGGATCATCGAGTAGATAGGCGTATCTTCCGGGGTGATGCGGGACACCACGTCCGACAGTTCTTCACGGTTGCCGACCGCCTGGGTCGTCGTGAAGGTATTGGCAAGAGCGGGCATTATGCCCTCCTATGATGGAGATGGACTTTAAAAGTCGATATCCATGGCGTCATGGATCGACCCAGATTTGGCCAACCGCTTCATCGCATCCTGATTCTTCCGTACTGCATTGGCGCCCTGACCTGGCTGGCGCTTGTTGGGCGCAACCGGGGGAACGTTGACGACCTTCTGCTTTGCCTTGGCCCTCGCCTGCTCCGCCGCGAGCCCAATCTTGGCGTAGTGTGCCAGTTTGAACAGACGATGGTCGGTGGTTCGGGACAGTTCCTCATCGGTGAAGCCCAGTTCCTTGGCGGCGGTAGTCGTGCCTTCAAAGAACTTCTTGCGGCCTTCCGGCGTGGCGGTCTCGCTGAATGCCTCGATCAGCTTGGCGTTCTCAGTCTTGAGGACTTCGGTACGCTGCTCATCGGTTAGCGTCTTCAGCGCTTCCTTGGGTGCGTTGGCCTTTTCGATCAGCGCCGCGACCTGAGCCATGGCGTTGTCGTGCAGCATCTTTTCCCGATAGTGCTGGCCGGGATTGGTCAGCGCCAGGCCCGGATCGGGCATTTTCGGGATGGAAGATTGCAGGAATTCTGCGACGGCCTCGACTGAGGCGGTCACGCGGTTGGACAGAGCCTCAAGAGCCTTGCGCCTTTCGGCAACATCGGCGGTCTTGCGGCTGTAATCCGCCTGCCGCATGTAACCCGACTTCAGCTCCTTGAGTGGAACCGGGCCGTCATCCATGGGCACGAGAATGTCATCGGAGATTTCGGTGGTCTCGGCATCATCATCAGCCGTTTCCGCATCTTCTTCCGTCGCATCGTCGTCGGCGGCGTCAACTGTTTCTTGGTCCACATCATCAGTGGCCTCAACAGGCTCGTCATTCGACTGCGGCTCGGCTTCGACTTCTTCGGCGTCTGTTTCCAGATCTCCAAAGTCTAGATTTGCTGCTTGATCGAGGCTGATCGAGGTCGCGTTCTCGGTCCCGCCCGAGGGCAGGTTGTCGTTTTCGCTGGGCATGCTGATCCTCTATTGAGGGGTTGTGCGCGGGCTTATGCCGGCGCGGATCGGCTCGTGGATTGGCCTTCGCGAGCGATGGCTTCCAATGTCGAGCGGAGCTTACGAATGGCGCGGACCTCGGCAGCAGCATTGCGCCGGGTCTCGTCGTCATTAATGGGGGCAAGGATGCACTGGTTGGTTGCAGCCTTTTCGATGTCGTCAAGAACGCTGGTGAACAGCGGGATTTCGAGCGCGGCTTGTGCAGCGCGGGCGCGGTCGGAGATGGTCATTCATACAGCCTGTAGCGGTATGCTGCCGGCCTGTTGGCGTACTGGTCGCGGGCCACGTGGGTCAGCCACCGCCATCCTTCCGTGGACCTTCACCGGATGCCAGGCAAACCATCGCTTCCAAACGATCATTCTTCCGCCTCCATCGCCTCGGTCGGGGTCATTGCGCCACACCAAAATGTTTAGCCTGCGCTTGCTGCCAAGAGCCGGGGAATTCCTCTCCGCGATACCCGGCCTCAATGCCCAGCGCCATGGCGCGGGCTGCGACGTCGAAACTCAAATCTCCACAGCCCGTCCCCATGCCGGGGAACGCGATATGATCCAACCCAGCGTCGACAGCGCATTTGATAGCGGCGCGTGAAGCTAGATAAACGTCCATAGGGTCCAGGATGCGCCTTGGGACACGCATTGTCGGGGCGCTAATCACATAGCGAATGTCTTGATCGTTCGTGGCCACAAGTAGAGCTTGTCCCACCAGTAGTTCTCCGAACGGGAGACGCCTGATTTCATTCTGCAGTCGCTCTTGAACGCCCCAGCCGAAGCGGCGGCTGTAAGCATAATCAACGCCCCCATCCATAAACCCAAAAGAGTTCGCCGGGCTAACGACCGCATCACATGGAATTTCTAGGATCGAACCCGTCAGTGCCGTAATTTCGAGGGAGGTGGCAGGCCAAGCGGCGGCGAGCGAAGGCGATAAGTCGCAGACGGTGATTTTCATTTTGCCTTCTCCGCTGCCTTGTCGTTCTTCTCGAATGCCTTGCCAATACTGGCGGCCTGCGCCTGCTGAATACTAGCCTCACGGCTGGCCGCTGCAATGCGCTCACGGCTGGCAATCTCTTCGCGGGTCAGGACAACCTCAGTGGCTAGCTTTTTGCGCTCTAGCTGCTGTTTCTGCTGCTCAAGCGCGGCATTGGCGACAAGCTCTTGCCGCTGGCGCTGCGTCTCGGCATCGAATTCGGCAAGCTGGGTCTGCAAGTCGGCCTGCATCTGGGCGGCTTCCTTGTTCGTCTCAACCTGCATCTTGGCGGCGAATTCCTGCTGCTTGGCCTGGCCCTTGAATTGCTCGACTACGACCTTGCCCTCAGTGCGCTTATCCTCAAGCGCAAGGGCAGCCTCAGCCTTGATCTGCTCTGGGCTGGGCTGCTGAGACGCAGCGTCCATCGCCTGCTTGACGGCATCTGGGTCTGGCTTGGTGAAGTAGAGGCCGACCGACTTAAGCCCGGACGCCTCAACCAGCTTGGCAATGCCGTTGTAGAGATTGTCCACGGTGACAAAGAGCTGGCCGACAGCCGGACCCATCTGTGTCAGGATTTGCGCCTGAAGCCCAATCACCTGGTTCATCACCATCATGTCGCGCTCGCGAGTGCCGGCGCCGAGGCCGATATTCACCACGGCGTCCATGCTGGAATTCCACTGGCGCGGATCGAACGTGACCCACTTCTTGCGGAGGCGCACGGTGCGCGGCTTGTCCTGATGCTGGATCACGAGCCCCAAAAGCCCCTTGAACACTGGCTTGAGGCTTTCCGCGATGCACTTGACCATCATTTCGGTCTGGCCAATGCCAGCCTGTTCAACCATGGCCGATGCCTTGGCAGTCATATTCTGAAGCGCATCGGGTGCCATGCCGCTAGAAGCGTCGGAAATGCCCGTGCGGTCGGTGAGTTCGTCTTTCCAGAACTCAATCATCGCGAATGACTTGTCTGCGACGAGCGGCACAACGTTGTAGCTCACCGCCTGCCGTACATCGAACCCGGCCTGAACCCGGATCGGCTGGCCGAACGAGGGGTTCAGCACGGCACTCATGTCAACAACCGCGCCTTCTTGCACGATCGGCTGTAGGTTGTTCTGCCAATAGAGATTGTCCATCGTCTGGCGCAGCAGCACCGTGTTGATGGTCATGATATCCATGGCCTCATCGGTGACGGAGTTGCCTTCCCACTGGTGCGGGCGGCGCTCGCTCACGATGTCAGCGTAGTTCACTTCGTCCCAATACTCGTTTTCGAGCATGTATTCAGGCTTGATCGCACCCGCGAACACCATGCGGCGCAGTTCGGCAATGCCGTCATCATCCTGGTCAACGCGAACCAGCAAGTCCCAATAGTCCACCTCCTGCATGGCGTGGGAATTGGCGTCCTTGTCGGTGCCGTTCAGTTCAGCATCGCGGCGACGAGCATCTTCCTCTGCGTCCTGCTCGCTTGAGCCCGTGCCGGCGGCCGGCATCTTGTCGATAATCGCGCGGTCATAGCCCATTGCCACCAGATCGGAGCGGCGCAGGCGCTCGACCTCGCCCACGATGGGGCTGTCAGTCAGGCGGATAGCATCGGGATGGATCAGGAACTTCTCTGGCGCGATAGCAGCAACGCGCGGCTGCTTCTTAGTCGTGCGGCGCCTGATCTTGACATCGTGCGTCGGCACTTCCTGCGGCACGTTCTGTCCAGTCTGCGGGTCGGGAACGTCAATAGTCTCGACCCCCTCGGTATGCTCCATTACCTCAACTTCATCATCACTGACGAGCTGGGCAAAGGACATTTCATCTAGCCCGGTATGGCGAGAGACGCGGACCTCGATCTTTTCCTGATACCACCACTTGATGATGCCGTTGCGCAGGCGAAGCGCATCGTTTACCGCGTCCTCAATCGACTGGCGTCCGTTGCATTCAGGCAGCACCACATAGTTGATATAGTCCGTTGCCTGCTCGGCGCCGGCTTCGTCGCCTTCCCCTACAGGCGTGAACTCGACAATCTCATCATGGCCCAGGATAGTGCGCAGGACCGATGGCAGCACCTTGCGGATGGCCGAACGCACGTCGCGCGACACAACCTTGGACCGGCCCGTGTCATATGGGATATGCTCGGCCAGATCGACCGCATCGCCATCGAAGAAGGCCATTGCCTTTTCACGGTCACCGCTGCGCTCGTCGCGGTACTTCTCGGCATCCGACACGAGGTCTTTGACGATGACGCAGAGACGGGTCTCGTCTATTTTCTCATCGGCCATCAGCCAAACACCTCGTGCAACTGCTCTGACAGCCACGAAGGCATCTGCTCGCCCTCGACGGGCTCAGGTGCGCCGCCATAGGCGATGAAGTCACTCGCTCCCACAGGGATCACGTCTCCGCGCAATATCTGGCGCGTCAACTCGTAACCCATCCCATCAGGGCCACTGAAGCGAGCGCCCTTGGCGAAGCCGCAAAGCTCCATTCCGCTACGAGTGGCCATCAACATCACCTATACGATCTTGCGCGGGACAAAGCCGCCATTGCTCGCCGCAGGTTTGACCTTGGCAAAGCGCTTCATCATCACTGCGTAGCGAACGGCTGAAATCACGTCATCGCGCTCTTTGACGATCTTGCCGTCCTTGCGATGGTAGATGCGGCGCTCTTCCAGAAATGAGCCGCAGGTGCGGAAAACCTTGAACCGGCCCGTAATCATCCGGTCCAGCATTTCCATGAGCCCGGCTTCAACGCTGTTGCTGCCATCCTCGAAGGTGGCGCGCTCGGGCAGCATATTCAGGCCTTGGTCGCGATACTGCTTTGACAGGTTCTCGCCCGCCGCAGTGTCGTTGTTGCCATCGTGTGGCCATGACCACGGTAGCCATGCACCCCATGCCTTGAAGGCCGCTGCGTGGACGATTGGCGTAGCCTGGCGCTGCCGATAGTCCTTAGTCAGGTAAATCACGTCCGCATCGCGGTCCCAGGCAATGCATCCGCCGGCTGTAGGGTGATCCCAGCCGAAGTCCATGCCGCCGAGCTGCACCCAATGTTTGGGGATCTCGAACGGATCGCAAATGATGTCATCCTCGATAACCGGGAAGATGAGGCCAGAGCCCATCGTCGGTATGCCCTTGGTGCGCGCATCACGCTCATGGGCCGGGTAACTGGCGATAATCTTGGCCCGCTCTTCGGGCGTGTAATGGTCGGCATCCTCAATCGTCATTGAGATGACAGCGCGATCCTCCGCGCCTTCGTCATGCTCCAACAGATACCGGGCGACCACGGCAGACATGCCCTTGAGGGGCGTGAACGTCACCGCGATTGAACCGCCAGTGGCGTTCGTGCGGGTGATGCCCTCGAAATATACATCCTCCGGCGGTTCTTCATCGAACCAAACATAATCGACTGTCGTGGCCTGCCACTTGCCTCGGCCCTGCTCGTAAGCCTTGAGGTATAGCGCGGAGACGCCGCCGCCTTCATGCCGGACGGTCACAGTATCGAGGGCGCCTGACACCCCTGAGCGGCGCGTCGTATCTATAATGGCATCAGCGGGGATATACCCCGTGCCCCACTCCTCTTCCGTCATCGGCGGTCCGACCAAAAGGCGTTGGACGCCGTCTCGCGTCAACTCGTAGCTTTCCGATCCAGCCAGCATGATAACCGGCTTGTTGAACCGCTTGCCCTGCCACGGCTCGCCGTTCGGGCCGCGATACTGATCATAGCGCCCGGTGAGGTGCAACGCTGCCTCTGCGGCACCCGCGAACGTCTTGCCGAGCTGGTTGCCGGCCATGAACAGCCGCTCACGCTTGAGGCAGCTATGGAACTCGTGCTGCTTGGCGTAGGGCTTGTAGAACCGCAGCCGGTTAGTGCGCTGTCGCCTTTCGATTTCCGCCGTCAACGCCATTCTCTCCCTGAGCTTCAAGGAAAGGTCGGATTGTGGCGTCAAGGTTGCGGATGCGCTCGACAAGCTCGTCATCGCTCATCTCGCCAAGGTTGTTGACATTGAGGTTGATATCCTTGGGCATGATCGACGCAATGACCTTGAGGTATTGATCAGGCTTGGTGGCGCGAACTTTCTGGATCGCCTCAACACCATGCTCCTGGAAGTCGTCGTGCAGCGCCTCGATGAAGGCCTCGCCCAGCTTGTTGCGTGAGCCCTTTGGTCGGCCAGGGTTGCCGGCCTTGAATTGATGCTCGACAGGTGGGGTCGGCTTGCCCGTTTCTTCCCCGTTCTTTCGGGAAGCGCCGTCGCTGTCAGTCATGGCGACCCTCGTAGTGATTACCCGGCCTCACACCAGGCTCGACGCAATGCCCCGTGCGCTGCGGTGGTTAGCGCTTGTCGCCAGGAAGGCGAGCGCTGAAACCGATAGGATTTGGCTTCTGACGGAATATGAGGCGGAACTTTGCGCCGTTGTCGCCTCGGTATGTCACCTTGGCCTCTGGCGTGTCGGTGTGGACCGTGACCGACGCGCGTTGCGCATGATCGTTATACCCATCGTTGTAGGTACTCATGCGATGCTCCGGCTATTGTGCCCCTGTCCATTGAAGGACAAGGGCTGGGGAGGGTGACGGGTCGGGTTTGTGTCAACGGTTTACCGTCATCCGCATTGCCGCTGCGGGCCTTTGACGATTGCAGCGAATAGGATCGAGCGGGCGTCTTGGCTAAGGGTGACGGGGATGTCGGCGCCGCGCTCGAAGGGATTGAGGCAGAACCAGCGTTTCGCGGATGTCCGCTGGCCGTGCTGGCGATAAGGTCTCTCGCGTTTCCGCTCTGCCTCAAACTCTCTATGTTGGTAATCGAGACGGTTCGGATTAAGACGTTGCCCGCTTTTAGCTTCCCAACTGGCGGGATCGTACCGAACGCTGCTGACTTCAGCACAAGGGCTAGGAAACCAATGCGGGCAATCTGCCCTCGCCCGCCGTCTCGAACTTGTTGCCCATGGGGCGAATAAAGTATCAGGGCTCACCGTAGTCGGACGCTCACAAGGGGCGCCGGGTGCCTACGCGGGATTTCCGCACCCACTAAACCGACTTGCACGGGACGCTGATCGCAGTCCGGCCCCGCACTCGCTGCGAAACGCAGCCCTGAATTCAGGGCGCAGAAAAGAATGCGCCAAACTTGTGGTTGGGCTGGGCTTCCCCCGGCAATTACGCCAGCAAGGCCCCGAACTACGGCACGGGGAAGTCGTCCTGTAGATTTTCTTAAGCCGCTTTGACTGATTTGGCAAGCGGCTCAAGGGACTCGGTATAGTTTTCCATACGCATTGGCGTCTCCCGGCCAAAAATGTTGAGGACAATCCATGCAGTGTCCGCGTTGGTCTTTTCGATGCGGGCCATGAAGGATGCAAACGGCCCCGCCGTAACCTGCACATCCATGCCGACGCGGAAGTTTGCGCGCTTGCCTTCCCGCTCTTTACGAGCCTGCATCGCCCCGTCATAATCGCGGTTGCGCTGCCGACGCATGTAGGCAAGGACAACGCCCTCAGCGAACGGCGCGGGCTGGTTAAAGCCCGTGTCGGACATCCACAGCAGGAAGTCTTTGACGCCCTGGCAGGCACGAGCAACAGCGAACTTCGGCCGCCAGCGGTATTCAACCCTTACGCCGTCATCGGTCGGCACATAGACGCGGTATTGTTCCTGCAACGTCTCAGGGAAACGCACGAGCAAGTAGCCTGTCCACGCCGGGCGGCTCCTTACCGTCTTAGCCCCCTTCTTGACCTGCTCAAACGTCCGCTTGGGCAGATAGACCCGGAGGCCGGCGCGGCGCAGTTCGTTCGTCGCCTTAAGCTCGCAATTCGGGTTCGTTATGATCACGTACCAATTGTTCTGCCCCATTGTAGTCAGCCTCTAGTTTGGTGGTTAGGATGCGGTCAGAACGAAATCCTGAACGAACTCAGATGTGAGCAGCTTGCGGTGCCCGTCGCGCCGAAACGCGGATTTAGGGATGCGCCGATAGGCTTCGCGGCCGTACTTCTCGATAAATTTCTTCGGGCCAATGACATCCATGTTGATCCATTGGCGGCGATTTGGGTGATACCCGCGCAACTGGCGAAAGGCCTTGACGCCCCGGTGATCCGGGTTCAACCTACGTATCCTTGCCCAGACCTCAGGCTTGCATTTGAGCTTCGCCCTAAGACGATCCCACGGGATAAAAGGCTCCATCTGCGCCCGCGCTTCTTGTTCCCGGCGCTGCCGTGCGGACGCCTCGTAAGCCTCAAGGAAAGCGTCTGGAGCTGCGGACAATGGAGCTTCGTCCGTCATTTCCCGTCTCCTTCATCTACATTAGGCTGGGGAGTGGAGAGGTGACCGTTGCGGATCGCCAAACCGATCATGCTCTGGAGCGGGCCAACGGCGCACAGGCTGCTGTGCATGGTGTCATTGCCGTAGACGCCATCGAACTCTCGCCAAAATTCGCTGATCATCCGCGCAACCAGAACGCCGGGAATGTTCGCTTGCGCCTTTGCGGTTTTCTCACCCATCTCAGCTCTCCCCCATATCGTTGTATTGGTCGGTCATGCTGCACCTCGGCTCTGGCCCATGTCGCCGGCTTCGGCATCCGCATCGCCAACCGTGAACCGAGCGCGGCCAACGCCAAGACGCGCCGAAAGCGAAGCCTCATCAGTGGCCGGGTCAAACCGCATGTTGGTCTTGGCGTGGAGCTGCTGACGCTGGCGCTCGGTTTCTGCCTCTTCCGTCCTAAGCGTTGCCGCCAGGTCAGCCGCCAGTTGATCAAGGCGGGCCTTGTTCCGAGCCTTGATCTCTGGCGTATCATCAACCCATTCGTCCTCTGGCGGAGGCAGGGCAGCACGGCGGGCATTCTCCTCGTCCACCCGCTTGTGCATGGCCTGGCGGATGGCTTTGGCAAGCTGGGGAGCGGTAGGCGCAAACCTGCCGTCATGGCCCGCCACTTCGCCGTTGATCAGCATCATGACGCCCGGTTGCAGATCCCGTTCGTCGGCTGCGGACAGAACGATCTCGTATGCTGCAAGCGCCGCCTCGCCGTCCCCCGACTGGAAGTTCGGGAAGCTACCGAGCAGCAATGAGACGAGGGCGGTCTGGTGATCGTTCATCATCGGTCTGGTTCCTTTCGGTGCGGCGGTGGAGAAGCATCTGTGAGGCGGTCATAGGTTTGGCTGGCCCTGCCCTGGCTGGTTGCTGGGCTGGGCGGTCAAGCCATCGGTCTTGATTGAGCCAAGTGGTCGGGTTGCACCAATGGCGGTCGTCGGACTTGTTGACGTAGGACACTAGCCCGCCCATCAGGTCAGCGAAGGAAACGCGCTTGCGAGCTGCGTCGAATGATTTCTCAGCGGCCCGCTTGCCGACCTTGTTCGGGAAAATCTCCCAAAACTGATCGAACTCGCTGGGCTCGCGCTCAACAAGACTAGTGATAGGTTCACTGATAGGTTCTGCTGTGAACGTGCTGCACCTAGGCTCGGAAGGATTTTCACGTGGGTTATTTTCACGTGAAAATGCTGCACTTAGGTTCAAGGTCAGAATATCCGACCGGCGATAGCCTCCAGACCAATGGCGGCGGTCCCGCCGAAGGATGCCCATATCCTCAAACTTCTGGAGCCAATCGAGCACAGATCGCTTTGAGCATTCGCATTCGGTGGCAAGCGTTTCCTGACTCGGAAAGCAGCGGCCCTCATCATCTGCGTAGTTTGCCAGCATAAGGAGGATGGCCTTGCCAGTGGCATTGCCAACCTTCTGCTTTACCGCCCATGCCATTGCCTGGAAGCTCACTGGCCAATCGCCTCCAAAGCCTGCCGAGCGCCAGACGAAGCCCGCGCCGCGAATACATTCCGGCGCCTGTCCTCGTCAGCAGCCCACACAGCGGCTTC